CCGAGCGGCCCGACCTCTCCGGCATCCGCACCGTGGGCGGTGACTACCAGGCCGGTGCGCTGGCCGAGGCCATGCAGCGTCCCAAGCTCGTCGGGGACGCGATCCAGCACTACGCCCGCCACGCACTTGGCCAGCCGGCCATCCTGTTTTCGCCATCAGTTGCGCACGCGGAAGCCATGGCCGAAGCATTCCGTCAGGCGGGCTGGCGGGCGGCCGCAGCTTCCGGCGCCACGCCAGCCGCCGAGCGTGACGCCGCCATCCACGGCCTGGGCACGGGCGCGGTGCAGGTCCTGTGCAGTTGCGATCTCATCTCGGAAGGCCTCGACGTGCCCGCCGTCGCCGCCGTGATCTTGATGCGCCCCACCAAGTCACTCGCCCTCTACCTCCAACAGGTCGGGCGCGGCCTGCGTCCGGCGCCCGGCAAGCAGCACCTCGTCGTCCTCGATCACGCTGGCAACACATTCACTCACGGGCCTGTTGACGCCCCACGCGAATGGAGCTTGGCCGGGCGCGAGAAGACGAAGCGCGAGTCGGAGCAGATCGAGGCCGCGCGCCAGTGTCCCGCTTGCTTTGCCGTCCATGCCCCGGCGGCTCATTGCCCCGAGTGCGGCCATACCTACACCACCGCTTCGCGCGAGATCGAACACGTCGCGGGCGACCTCACCGACGTGACTGATGCCCTTGCCGTGCGCTGGGGGAAGCACCGCCCGCTGCGCGACGTGCTGCGCGAAGCGCGAGACGAGGACTTGCCCGCCATCGCCAAGGCGCGCGGCTACAAACCCGGCTGGGTGCGGCACCTGCGCCAGTTCCGCGCGCAGCGAGCGACGCGGGCCTACGCATGAACGAGGCATCCATCCTACAGCGCATCCGCCTCGATCTCGGACGCGAACCAAGCGTGAGGCTCTTCCGGAACAACACTGGCGCATTCCGCGATGCGACCGGGCGCATTGTCCGATTCGGACTACACCCAGGCAGCGCCGATCTGATAGGCTGGCGCAGCATCGTCATCACGCCAGATGACGTGGGCCGCACACTGGCTGTTCTGGCGTCCATCGAGGTCAAGTTGCCCGCTGGACAGCCGCGCCACGACCAGTTGCAATGGGCTTCGGCCGTGTCTGCGGCCGGCGGCTTTGCTGGCATCGCGCGTTCCACCCACGACGCCCGCGTCATCCTAGGCCTGCCGACATGAAGCCCCGCGCCACGCGCCGCCCATGCTGGGACACGGTGAACGATGAGGCCGTCGGCGACCCAGCGCGCCTCGCCCGCGTGCTCGCCGCCATGCACTTCGAGTCCCACCTCCTGACGCTGCCGTGGCGGCTGGTGTCTGACTGGCCGCCGCCCTACCTGCGCGGCCCCACGCGTGAAGACGTCGCGCGGTGGTTCCCGCCGAGCCAAAACCGCCAAGCGGCCATCGAAGAATGGGTCCAACGCAGGCGCGAGGAACGCGCGGCGCTGAATCGAACCCTCGCCGCGACCGACGTCCACTTCCTGCGCTTCGGCAAACGCATCTTGATGATCGAGGCCTATGAAGGGACTTGGCGCACCCAAGACGGCGCGAACGCTGGGCGGAACCTGCTCGACCTCGGCATGTGGCGGTGGTCATGCCGCTACGGCCAAGCAGGCTACCGCATCGCACGCATCATCGGCATCGAGGTGCCGACCGGGCCAGTCGAACCACCATCGCTCAAGCTGGGGGCCTCTCATGCCTGACGATTTCGCCAGCGCCTTCAAGCATGCCCAAGAGCAGTTTGCCCAACCCGCCCCCGTGGGCGATGTGCGCAGCCTGCCCTTCACCTGCCTCGGACACGACCGCGGCAAGTTTTTCCTCTACACCACCGAAGGCCGCCAGGTGCTCGTCCTCTCCGCGCGCGACCTCTCAAGTCACGGCGAGCTACTGAAGCTCGCGCCGCTGCGCATCTTGGAAGGCGCCTTCCCCGGCCGCGACACCTTCGACGCGCGCGCCGCCGCCGACGCCATCATGCGCGCATGCTACGCTCGCGGCGTGTTCAATCCAGACGCCATGCGCGGCCGGGGGGTCTGGATCGACGATGGCCGACGCGTCATGCACCTAGGCGACCATCTCTTGGTGGACGGCATCGCCACAAAGCTCGACGGGATCCAGTCTCGCTACATCTACGAGCAGGCGCGCCCGCTCGACGTGGCGCTGGGCGCGCCGCTCACGGACGCCGACGCTCGTCGCGTCCTAGCCATGTGCTGCGCTGTCGCATGGCAGAACCCCGACCGCGATGGGCGCCTGTTCGCCGGGTGGATCGTCTCGGCCCTCATCGGAGGCGCTCTCGCATGGCGTCCCCACCTCTGGCTTCTGGCCGAAGCCGGCTCTGGCAAGTCATGGCTGCTGGAAAACATCGCCCGCCCCCTGCTAGGTGATCTCGCCATCGTGATGCAGGGCAAGACCACCGAAGCCGGCATTCGCGGCGAGCTTGGATGCGACGCGCGCCCCGTCGTGTTCGATGAGGCCGAGACCCAGAACGAAACCGACCGTGCGCGGATGCAGCTCGCCATCGACCTCGCGCGCCAGGCCTCGTCAGAGGACGGCGGGGCCATTGTCAAGGGCACCAAGGAAGGCGGCGCAAGGCGCTACGTCATCCGCGCCTCGTTTCTCTTCGCCTCGATCAACGCCGGCCTCACCCAAGCCGCCGACGAGTCCCGCTTCGCCACCCTGTCCCTCACCGGCGGATGCCCCGACCAATTCCAGGCACTCAAAGTGGCCCACGCCGAGGCGATGCAGCCTGGCGTGTCCGGACGTCTGCTCGCCCGCGCGCTCGCCATGGTGCCGACGATCCGCCACAACGCGGAACTTCTCGCCGACACCATTGCACGCACCGGCGCAGGCAGGCGAGTCGGCGATACATTAGGCACGCTGATCGCCTGCCAGATGGCGTTGGTGGACGCCACGCAACTCACACCGGACACGGCCCGCGCGTTCCTTGCTCAGCGCCAATGGCTGCAAGAGGCCGCCCATGAGGCCCGCGTCGCGCCTGAATACGAGCGCGCCATCGCCCATCTGATGCAGGCCGAGGGAGCACGTCAGCTCCGAAACGGCCGGCATGAGGTGGTGACGATCTCTGAACTCATTGCGGCATGCTGGGGCGTGGCGCCGGAGGACCTTGGCATCAGCGCGCGGGAGGCTGACCTATTGCTGCGCCGCATGAGCATGCGCGTGTCTGGCGACCGGCTGCTGATCGGAAACCGCTCCAGCCGCGTGGCCGAGCTGTTCCGCAACACGCCATGGGGCGCGGGATGGTCGGCAACGCTCGCAAGAATCCCTGGCGCGACGCGCGGCATTGAGTGTAGGTTCACGGCGGCGCTGAAGGACAAGTGCCTCGCCATTCCCATGGCCTACATCATGGGGGGCGAAAATGGCTGAAATCCGCCATTTGTTCCGGTCTGTCCCGGTTGGAAAAGTAGCCGGGACAGCCGCAAACCCGCAGAAAACCGCCATTTGTCCCGCTTTTGCGGTTTGTCCCGCCGTGGGAACACACAGACGCGCGCGCGGTATATATATATTATTTTTTACCGGGACAGATAAAGAAAGCGGGACAAACCCTAGAGTTGCTAGGCGCTCCGCTGTCCCGTTGCTGTCCCGGAATAATCCAAACCGGGACAGGATGTCAGGCCGTTCTCCAAATGCGAAGATCGCCGGTCTCATCGCGCGCCCAAGCGTGCTGCCAACCGGCGTGACGCTGGCGCCACTTCTTGGCCGCCTCAAGCGCCTTTGCGGCGTCGGCCGCAGGGATCACAAAGCTATCCCCAACCCGCATCACACCGAACGGATACCTCGCCGCAGCCCGCAGGCCGTTTTTCGCGCCGCTGGCGAGCGGGACGTCTTGCTCAATGGTGAACATCGCATTCTCCATGGTTGCAGGACACAGATGGGATGCGCGGGACATCGGGACAAGGCCCCGCCCCATGCCGTTTGAGGCTACCCCACCCCGGCGCCGGGGTCGCCCGCCCTCCAAGCCCGCTCCGCCCGCCTCGCGCAGAAAGATGCTTGACGCGGCGCGAGCCGACGCGCTAATGCTCGCCCACGGCTCCAGGGATTTATTTCCCGAGGAGTGCGGTAGCCATGGCGCACAATGGTTTGTCGTGCGCTCAAAGCCCCGCAGCGAACGCATCGCCGCCTCTGAGCTGCGCGCTCAGGGCTTCCTGGTGTTCGTGCCAACCGAGGTGGTCTGGCGCGGGCATCACGGCGCACGCCGGCCCATAGCCCGCCCCTGCGTGCCGCGCTATCTGTTTGTCCGATTCGACCCTGTCGCCGATCCCTGGCGGTGCATATGGTCGACGCGCGGCGTCGCCACTCTGATCAGCTACTCACCGGAGCGGCCGGCGCCGTGCCGTGCAAGCGACGTCAGGGCGGTCTGGGAGGCCATTGCCGAGCCTCTGCGCCAGGCTGACCCTACCGCGCCGCAAATTGCCATAGGCGACCGTGTCAGCCCCGCCTCAGGCCCGTTCAGCGCGTTCCATGGCGACGTGGTCAGCATTGCCCCCGATGGCCGTCTGGTGGTGCGCATGATCATCTTCGGCCGATCGACTCCGATCACGCTGGAGCCTCACGCAGTGAGGCCGGCCAGGTAATGCAAGGCGCGTGCCAAGCAAGCGCGCGGGTCCTTCCCGGCGGCGGCGTATGCGGGATGCATAAGCGCGCCATATTCCTAGCGGCAGACTAGGGTTTCCAAGTTTCCACGCTCGGCAAGAGGTTGAAACACGGCATGAGCGCGAGCGTGGCATGTGATCGCGTCGCCTCGCAGCGTGAGCTGGCTCGGCGAATCGGCCTATCGCACACGGCTGTGAGGAAGGCGCGACTCGCTGGCCGCATCGCGCCCGAGGCTGACGGCGGGTGGGACGTCGAGAAGGTGCGCGTGCGGTTGGCGGAGAGCAGCGATCCTACCCGGAAAACAGGAAGCCTGGCGCAGCCGATGCCGCCAGCTCCCGTGTCCATTTTGTCTGAGCCTGCGGCGGAGACGGTGCCGCCGATCACTGCCCATGACCCGGTGCCGCGCGCAACGGGTAGCACGTTCCACGACGCGCGCACGGCAAATGAGGTGCTCAAAGCGCAGGAGCGCCAGTTGCGGTTGGAGGAACGCAAGGGCAAGCTGGTGGACAAGGCCCGCGCGTTGTTGCTGGTTCATCGCCTTGCGCAGGAAGAGCGCGACGCCATCCTCGCATGGCCCGCCCGCGTTGCTGCCGAGATGGCGGCCGAACTTGGCGTCGATGCGCACCGCCTTCAGACCATGATGGACACGCGACTGCGAGAGCATCTCGCCGCGCGACACAATGTGCGGGTCCAGGTGGCGTGATGCCTGGCGAGCATCTGCTTGAGGAGATCGGTCGCTTTGGCGGCGATGCGGAGATTCTACAGGCCTGGCGCGATGGCATGATGCCGGAGCCGGCGCTGCTGGTCTCGGAATGGGCTGACCGGCATCGCATCCTCGGCTCGCGCGGCTCGGCGGAGCCGGGGCCGTGGCGCACGGGGCGCACGCCCTACTTGCGCGAGATCATGGATGCGCTGTCGCCGTCCCATCCGGCGCGCCGCGTGGTGTTCATCAAAAGTGCGCAGGTCGGCGGCACAGAGTGCGGCAACAACTGGATTGGCTACGTCATCCACCATGCGCCGGGGCCGATGCTCGCGGTGCAGCCGACGACGGAACTGGCCAAGCGCTTCTCCGACCAGCGCATCGACCCGCTGGTCGAGGATACGCCGGCGATCCGGGATCGGGTCGCGCCAGCCCGGTCGCGGGACAGCGGCAATCGCCAGCTTTCCAAGGAGTTCCCGGGCGGGCAGTTGGTGATGACGGGCGCGAACAGCGCCGTTGGGCTGCGCTCCATGTCGGCGCGCTTTCTGTTCCTCGACGAGATCGACGCCTATCCCGGCGACGTCGAGGGCGAGGGTGATCCGATCGCGCTGGCCGAGGCGCGGGCGCGGACCTTCGGCTGGCGGCGCAAGGTGTTCCTTGTCAGCACGCCGACGATCGCTGGCCTGTCGCGGATCGAGCGCGAGTATCTGGCGACGGATCAGCGGCGCTACTTTGTGTCGTGCCCGCATTGCGGCCACCGCCAGCACCTCCGCTTTGAGAGGCTGGTCTGGGACGAGGGCCAGCCCGAGACGGCGCGCTATCTCTGCGAGGCCTGCGACGCGCCGATCGGCGAGCAGCACAAGGCGGCGATGCTGGCGGCGGGCGAATGGCGGGCCACGGCCACGGCGAAGGACCCGCACGCGATCGGCTTTCACATCTCGGCGCTCTACTCGCCGCCGGGCTGGATGCCGTGGTCCGAGATCGCGCGGCTTTGGATCGCCGCGCAGGGGGATGATCGGGCGATTAAGACGTTCAAGAACACCGTCCTCGGCGAGACCTGGCAGGAGAGTGGCGAGGCGCCGGATTGGCAGCGGCTCTATGACCGCCGGGAGCATTGGGAGCCGGGCACCGTGCCGATGGGCGGGCTGCTGCTGACGGCCGGCGTGGACGTGCAGCGCGATCGCCTTGAGGCTTCGATCTGGGCTTGGGGGCAGGACCGGCAGTCTTGGCTGGTCGAGCATCGTGTGATCGCCGGGAACCCGTTCGAGGCGGCGGTGTGGGAAGAGTTGCGGCTGCTGCTCGGTGAGACCTGGCGGCACGCGACCGGGCACCGCCTGCCCATCGCCATGGCGGCGATTGACAGCGGCGACGGCATGACGACGGCGGAGGTTTACGGCTTCGTGCGGCGCATGGGATCGGGTCGCGCCATTGCCGTGAAGGGCCAAGATGGGCAGCGTGCCGCGATCGGCCAGCCGGCGGCGACCGAGGTCCGGCGCAACGGGCGCAAGCTGGGCGGGCTGAAGGTGTGGCCGGTGGGATCGTCCTTCCTGAAGGGCGAGACCTATGGCTGGCTTAAGCTGGACCGGCCGACTGAGGAGAGCGGCGATCCGTTTCCGGCCGGCTATGTCCACCTGCCGGTGCACGCGGCCGGGGAAGAGTTCTGTCGGCAGCTCACGGCGGAGCAGTTGGTAGCGCGGGCGGGCCGCAATGGCTTTCGCCGGATGGAATGGGTGAAGACGCGCGAGAGAAACGAGGCGCTCGACTGCCGGGTATATGCCCGCGCAGCGGCGGCGGCGCTCGGCATGGATGGCTGGGGTGAAGGCCGCTGGGCGCGGATGGCGGATGCGCTGTCGCTGCCGGTGCCGGGACTACCGCCGACGGGGGCTTCGACGCCCGAGACCCTGAGTGCGTCGCCCTCGACCGCACGCGAGGCGCATCGTCCTCGCGGCTGGATCAACTCGCGCGGCGGTTGGCTGCGCTGAAGGATCGGACGATGACGATACAGCAGCAGATTGTGACGACCCGCATCGCGAGCGGCCAGTCGCTCTCGGGGCCGGTCTGGGTGGGCAACCACGCATTGACCGCGCTGCGGGTGCCTGCGGCATGGACGGCTGCGCCGATCACGTTTCAGAGCGCGATTGATGTCAGCGCCGGCCCGTGGTTTGACCTTTTCGATGCGACCGGCGTTGAGGTCACGGCGGCGGCGGATGCGTCGCGGCATGTGCCGCTTGCGGTCTTCGCGCTTCGTGGCCTGCTCTGGCTTCGGCTGCGCAGTGGCACGGCGGCGGCTCCCGTGAACCAGGGCGCGGATCGTGATCTGGTGCTTGTGTTCGGGGGCGTGGCATGAGCGGCGTTCTCGGCGTCTCGAACGTTCTGGGCGGCGTCAACAGCGTCACCCGCACGGCCAATGGCGCGATGGTCGCGCAACTCCCCGACGGCACGATTGTCGGCGGCAACGCGCGCGGCGCCAACGCGACCGACTTGCAGACCGTGCGCAACGGCCCGGCGCAGGTGGCCTCGGGCGCCAACGCGGCGCTGATTGGCGGCACGAACAACACCGCGAGCGGCGCGGAAGCCATCGTCGGTGGGGGGGCGGGCAACGTCGCCTCGGGCTCCCGCGCCGCGGTGCTGGGTGGCGCCGGCAACACGGCGGACGCGACCAATGCCTGGGTTCCAGGCGGCGAACGCGCGACCACCCGCGGCGCCGTGGGGCGCGGCGCCTGGTCCGCCGGGCGGTTCACCGTCAACGGCGACGCGCAGTCGGGCGAGTTCTCGCTGCGCATCCAGACGAGCGACGCCACAGCCCAGCGTTTG